AGAAGTAGAGGGCAAGACTCTTGGGGGTTATCGTTGTAAGAACTTGAAGGTTCGACACATCACACAAGCATATGAGCAATGGCTTAATGTTGGTACTCGCACTGCCAACTACAGACGTAGTGTCCTTTCCGCTGCGTGGAAACATGCCATGCGACATGATGTTATGATTCACAATCCAATCTCTTTGGTGCAAACGGTTGCAGAAAAACCAAGGAGAGTACACTGGACTCGTGAACAAGTGTCTATCTTTCTTGACACTGCTTACAGCGACTTTCGATGGCGCAGCATTGGACTCATAGTTCATATGGCATACGATTGGGGTCAACGTGTAGGAGATATACGTTTACTTACATGGGATAGTTTAACGTTAAACGAATGTCGTATTGATCTGACTCAAAGCAAACGTAATGCAGAGATACACCTCCCTATCTCTGAAGGTTTGTGTTCGATGCTGCGTAAACAGAAGGAAGACTTTGGGTTCCAAGATTATGTTGCACCTAGAATAAAGCCTAGGTCAGGTGCTTACACACCCTATGACAAAGAAGAAATAGCTAGCCTTATCAATGTACTACTAGATGAAGCTAACCTACCTAAAGAACTAACAGCTATGGATCTAAGACGTACTGCTGTTACAGAAATGATGGAGGGTGGGGTTGACATGGCAGGTATAATGCAGGTAACAGGACATAAGAACACAGCATCAGTCAAGCCATACATGGTCAACACATTCAGTGGTGCAAGCAAGGCACTAGCAGCAAGAGGAGTCAAGCATGGTGTACGTGAGGAAGACTAACATCAGACAGTTTGTTAATGACCTTGGCCTCAAAGAAAGTGAACGTCATAGAGGTGACTGTCCTGAGTGTAGAGGTAGGAATACATTTACTGCTACTAATAATCTTGGCGACATAAAGTATAACTGTTTCAAGTTAGGCTGTACAGTGGGTGGTATCTATGGTACAGACATGACAGCAGCAGAGATACATAGATACAGAGAACAACAACAACTACAACGTGCGTACACAAACGTAAAGAAAGAGAAGGATACTATGGAGATACCCGAATATGTGGTGACACCAAAGGCATCACACACTAAGTACCAACGCTACATAAGGCGATGGGGTATAGCAATAGGTGACACCATGTATGATGTAAAGGATGAACGTGTTGTCTTTCCTATCAAACATGACGGTAGGATTGTTGATGCGGTGGGCAGGGCAGTAGGTAAGAAGCAGAACCCTAAGTGGTATCGCTACACAGGTGAGGCTGACTACTATACAATAGGTGAGGGTAAGACTTTACTTATCGTTGAAGATGTTGTGTCTGCTATCATAGCAGCACAGGAGTTACCATACATTACAGCTATGGCTATCCTGGGTACTAGCATGAACCCTAAACACTTTGAAAAGATAGGGGAGTATGACAAGGTAATCATTGCCCTTGATCCTGATGCCATTGGTAAGACAGTAGAGTATCGTAGAGAGATAGAGTTGTGGACAGGACGTAAGACAACAGCTATGAATCTAATGGATGATATTAAATATAGGATGGAAGAAGACTTAGAGAAACTAAAGGAGTTATGTAATGAGATTAGCAATAGTGATTGACGTGGATGGTGATATCATGTATGTACCAGAGGGTGCAGTGTTTGAGAACTACCCCAAGCCTAGACTGTTTGACAACTTAAAGGATGCACAAGAGGAGTGCGCTAAGTGGAACACTGGTATAATAGTAGACTTTGATACAAATAAAACTGTACCAATAGTAAGAAGCTTCGATGATGAGGAACGAAGAAGAGCAATAGAACGAGAGGAGATAAACAAAGATGATGGAACTGGCACTGATAAAGACACTACTAGATAAAGAGTTTTATGATCAACACAAAGGCATACGATGCCCTGACAAAATCTTTACCAAGGATGTGCGTAAGATAAAGCAAGCACTAGATGCAGCTATGGAAACATACGAGGGTGACCTTACAGTGTCAGACCTACATGCTGTATTCAACAGAGTAAACGCAAGCATGACCACCGCTACAAGAACAGCTTATGAAGATCTCTTCAAGCGTATCGAGATAGCTGAACCTATCAAGGGTGAGATAGCAGAGGACACATTGTCGCAGTTGTTTCAGCAGCATGTGGGTGACCTCGTAGCTAACCTTGGCTTTGACTTTGTGAATGGTGCAGCTAATAGCCTTGAACCTTTACGTAAACTATTAGAGGAATACAAAGATGACTTTACTCCAAATCTTCGTGTCGAGTGGGATGATCATAGTCTTGATACTGTCCTTGATGCAACGGCACTTGAATCGAAATGGAAGTTTAATATATCCAGTCTGGCTCGTAGGGTGGAGGGTATCAGTGGTGGTCATCTTATCTTGGTTGGCGCTCGTCCTAATACTGGTAAGACTAGCTTTCACGCCTCACTTGTAGCAGCAGACGGTGGCTTTGCTCATCAAGGCGCAAAGGTTACAGTGCTGTGCAATGAGGAAGCTTACACACGTGTAGCTGCACGATACATAAGTGCCTCATCTAACATGACAATGACTGAGGTACGTACCAACAAAGCACTAGCATCCAAGAGATACCACCCTGTGTCAGAGAACATACAGTTCAAGGACAGCACAGGTAAGGGTATGGACTGGGTTGAGTCAGTGGTAAAGTATGAGCGTCCTGATATACTTATCCTAGATATGGGTGACAAGTTTGCAGACATCAGGTCAGAACGATCAGACATAACACTCAAGGCAGCAGCTATCCATGCACGTAACATAGCCAAGCAGTATGACTGTGCTGTGGTATGGATGTCTCAGCTATCAGCAGAGGCAGAGGGCAGGGCTGACCTTAACCAAGCTATGATGGAAGGTAGTAAGACAGGCAAGGCAGCAGAGGCTGACCTCATGGTACTAATAGGCAAGACACAACAAGCGGAAGGAGAAGAGGATGACCCTATTAGATACTTAAACATAGCCAAGAATAAACTAAATGGCTACCAAGGTAAGATTACTTGTGTGCTTGACGGTTCAAGATCTGTGTACTCAGCATGAGACTAGTGCTAGACGTAGAGAACACGACAACAAAGCGTGACGATAAGTTACACATGGACCCATTCGAGGCTGACAACTATCTAGTACAGGTAGGTTACCTTGATGCTGACGATCCTGAAGCTACGCTTACTATTAAGACACTAGATCATAATGAATCAAAAGATGATACAGGTTTTCAACGACTAGACATACAGTGGACGCTAGACAATACTAAGCTACTAATAATGCACAACGCACAGCATGACTTGATGTGGCTGTGGGAGTGTGGCTTCAAGTATGATGGTGACATCTATGACACTATGCTTGGTGAGTATATACTAGATCGTGGACAGCGGAGAGGTCTAAGCCTTGAGGCATGTGCAGAACGTAGGCAGTTAACATTTAAGAAGCAAGACACACTAAAGAAATACTTTAAGGAAGGAAAGAACACAAATGAAATACCTTATGAGGAGCTTTGTGATTATCTCAGGCATGACCTGCTTACTACTAGCGAGTTGTTCCACGCCCAACAGCGAGACTTTTTACTTCCCGAAGCATCTACCCTTAGTACAATCAAAAGAGTTACCTTCAACACCTGCAAAACCCTTACAGAAATCTATATGGCAGGATTCAAAGTCAATCTTCAAGAGTTGGAACGAGTAGCAAAGGAGTACGAGAATGAGAAAGCGGAGATTGAAGCACGTCTGCAAAAGAAAGTCAGGGAACTTATGGGCGACACTCCGATTAACCTTCGGTCACCTGAACAGAAATCACAAGTCCTCTTCTCCCGTAGGGTACATGACAAAAAGGAATGGGCTGATCTGTTCGAGTTCACACAGACACAAGAAGAGTTTAAGGATGCCGTTGCAGCCAACTCGTCACCTATCTACAGGACTACGGCATACACCTGCCCTAGTTGCGAAGGGCAAGGTAAAGTATACCGACTTAAGAAAGATGGAACAAAGTTTGCTAGACCTAATAAATGCAAAGATTGTGATGCAAAAGGATACAAACTAAAGAACACACAACAGGTAGCAGGGCTACGCTTTACTGCACCAAGCAAGAAGTGGGTCAGTGCTAATGGATTTAACACGGGGAAGGATGAGCTAGATGTACTATCTTCAACTGCTAAACAAAATAGAATGGACGAGGCTATCAGTTTCATTTCTGATCTTAAACGTCACAATGCTATCTCTTCTTATCTATCTTCTTTTGTCAACGGAATACGATCATACACTAAGGACAATGGATTCCTGCACGTTGGACTTACTCAGCACATTACAGCCACAGGACGTTTCAGTGGAAGAAATCCCAACATGCAGAACATGCCAAGGGGAGGTACATTCCCAGTAAAGAAAGTATTTGTATCAAGATTTGACAACGGATTAATTATGGAGGCAGACTTTGCACAACTCGAATTTAGGACAGCAGCGTTCCTGGCACAGGATGAAACAGCGATGCAAGAAATTGCAGATGGCTTCGATGTACATGCTTACACAGCAAAAGTTATTACTGATGCAGGGCAACCAACAACACGTCAAGCAGCTAAAGAACACACGTTTGCACCACTCTTTGGAGCAAGCGGTTACGGACGTACAAAAGCTGAGGCTACCTACTACACTCACTTCAACAACAAGTACAGAGGCATAGCCAAGTGGCACAGGGAGTTAGGTAATGAAGCACTACGCTTTCTAAAGATAACAAATGTATCAGGTAGACAGTATGCTTTTCCTGATGTGACAAGACGTAGCAGTGGTGTACCAACGCACTTTACTATGATAAAGAACTACCCAGTGCAAGGCTTTGCTACTGGTGATGTAGTGCCAGTGGTACTGAATGAAATGCATGAACGTTTGCGACACATGAAGTCGTGTTTAGTCAATACTGTACACGATTCTATGGTGGTTGATGTCCATCCTGATGAGAAAGACTTAGTATTATCTATGGTGTGGACTATGAACCAAGACTTAAACAATATAATAGAGGAGACATATGGAATAAACATGAATGTGCCTATGCTTTTAGAAGCAAAAATAGGAAAGAATTGGCTTGACACGGTAGATATATAGTGTATAACTAAGACTTCTTTGACTCTATAAAAAGGATATAGAATGAGTAATGAATTAGCAATAGCAACAGAGCGTGGTCAGTCGATGGCTGAACTAATGGGTGTATCATCTGCACCTGTACAAGAGAACACACCATCAATCTCACGCTTGGGTATGCTTCACCAACCTATCATGGGTGAGGTAGAACTAAACGGTAAGATGATCAAGACAGAGGTAGTACCTGTAGGTGCATTCACCCTCAAGACAGGGGATGATATAGTCTACAGTAATGGTGCTACTATACGTGTCTTTGCCCAACGCAATCAGTGGCAACGATGGAACAGTGATACTGAAGAAATGGAAAAGTCTGTGATGTCCAACACACTTAACGGTGACTTGAAGGACAGCATTGGTGGATTCAACTTAGGTAGACCATCAGGTTATATCGAAGACTTCAACTCCCTACCTGATGCAACCAAGCAACTGATGCGCTCAGTCAAGCGTGTCGTGGTGTACTACGGTACAGTTTCATTGGACAGCCCTATGAATGAAAAGGGTGAGCCAGTAGAAGCTGCAGCAAGTATGCCGTTTGTCATGGATGTAAAGAACCGTGATAGCTTGAAGAGTATCAATGGTGTGATGAGTAACTTCAAGAAGAAGAACATGTTACCTATCATGTCTACCATCAAGCTAGAAGGTATTGAAGATAGTATACCTACTGGTGCTAAGTTTGGTAAGATACAAGCAAACACTGGTGAGGCTGTTGAACTTGCAAGTGAAGACAACGACACACTCAAAGACTTCTTAGAACTTATTGAGTATAGTAACGGTAAGATACTAGACCTACACCATGATCGTGCTAAAGGACATGCTGATCAAGATGCAGAACTTGTCGGTGAGATACTCAACAATGACTTCGTAGAGGTGGCTGAGTAATGAATCACCCTGCTGAACTACAAGTCTTTAGCTACTTGCAAAAGGCTATGAAGGGTGAAGCTACAATGACAGAGGAGGTAGCCACACAGGTTGCCTCCGATGTCAAAGCTGCCTTGGACAAACAGTTTAATTCACCACCACGTGATGAGTTCAGACTACGTATGTCTAACATAGGCAGACCTAAGTGCCAGTTGTGGTTTGAGAAGAACGATCCTGAAGATAAGATACCTTTGCCTCCACACTTCCTGATGAACATGATACTAGGTGATCTAGTTGAAGCTGTGTTCAAAGGGTTACTACGTGCAGCAGGTGCTGAGTTTAAAGACAATGATACTGTCACACTCACACTGCCTGATGGACAGGAAATCAAAGGTGAATACGACATGGAAATGGATGGCAAGATAGATGATGTAAAATCTGCATCACCTTGGTCATACAAGAATAAGTTCCAAGACTTTGAGACTTTACAGAAGGGTGATGGCTTCGGTTATATACCTCAATTAGTTGGATACTCTAAGGCCGCAGGAAAAGAAGTAGGTGGTTGGTGGGTGGTCAACAAAGGCAACGGTGAGTTTAAGTATGTCAGTGCTTCGGAGGTTGACTCTGATAAGGTAATAGAGGACATACAGGAAACGGTAAATTATATAGAGAAAGATGAGCCGTTTGAAAGATGCTTTGATGCTGTGCCTGAGACATACTACAAGAAACAATCAGGTAACCTTGTACTAAACTCAGCATGTAGGTTCTGTAACTTTAAACATAAATGTTGGGATACTTTAAAGACACTACCCATATTTATAGGAGATACTAATGGCTAAACTTAATATTACATACAATGGTGAAGATAAAAATTTACAAACAGATGATTTTGATGAAAAGCAGCAGGGCATATATAACGAAGCTATTACTGCAGAACAAGAACTTAGTAGGTATAAATATTTAACAGCTATCTTTCAAGATCGTAGAGACTTTCTAATAGGAAAGTTAATTGAATCTGTTGAAGCACCTGAAGTTGAAGAAGAAGAAGTCAGTGACGCAGAGGAGACATAACAAAAGGTTATATCGTAGTGGCCTCGAACTAGAGGCTGCTACATTTCTTAAGACTAGACAGAAGACGGTAGAGTATGAGAAGATAAAGATAGAGTGGGAAGACTTACGCTATCGTACATACACTCCAGACTTTGAGCTAGACAACGGCATCATAATAGAAACTAAAGGAATATTTAGTGCAGCAGATAGACGCAAACATATTGAGATACAGAGTCAGCATCCAAAGCTAGACATCAGGTTTGTATTCAGCAACGCTAAACAAAGATTATACAAAGGAGCTAAGTCTAGGTACTGTGATTGGTGTGAACAAAAGAACTTCAAGTGGGCGCATCGTGTGATACCTGAAGGTTGGTTACTAGAAAAAGGCAAGCGCATGAAAGAGCAGCGTGTCATAGTTAAAAGGAGATACTAATGGGTCACGAAATAGAAGACGGTGAAGTTGCTATTATAATAAAGCCTGAAGTAGATGAAGAAGGTGAATGGAATGGTTCTCTAAAAACAGGACTAATATTTGGAGAGAGTCAGCATCCTATAGCCATGAGAGCAGCAATGGATCTTGCCCTAACTATGGCAGCAAGTACTAATGTAATAGAAGATTACCCTGAATTATTTGATTACTTTGAAGATGCTAGAGTAGAGTTAGTAAGGGAAATGTTTCCTAAAGCGTATGCTGAATCAGCACTTGCAATAGACGAAGAAATGGACTATACCACAGATGGTAACGTAATCAAGTTAACCAAGTGGACAAAGACGTTAGGTGAAGCATGAGTGAAGAAGAGTTTGAAATAGAATTTGATGTAGAAGATATGTTTAAGGACTTTGATGATGAAGTAGACTTGGTAAATAATCCACCACACTATAATGTAGGTGGTATAGAATGCATAGATGCTATACTTTCTGCAACTAACCACAACAAAGAAGGATACCTACAGGGTAATATACTGAAGTACGTATGGAGGTATGACTACAAGGGTGGCCTAGAAGATTTAAAGAAAGCACAATGGTATCTAAACAAACTCATAGAGGTATATAAAGAGAAGCACAAATGATACGCAAGTTTAGTGTGACATATATGATGGAGGTTGATGAAGATAATAACTTCCTATCAGCCCACGAAGAAGGGCATGTAGAAGATGTACATGATTTAATAAATAATATTATGCATGACATAGATGATATTAAAATACACAATCTAATGGTTAAGGAGAGACAATGATTACACAGGAAGACATAGACCATTTTGCAGATATGCAATCACCTATCATAGACATGGGCTACTACCAAAAGGAAGCAGTAAAGACTGCTATCTATACTGACCCTATCATCTACCCTGCGTTGGGCTTGGGTAATGAAGCAGGTGAAGTACAAGGTAAGATTAAGAAGTGGCTGCGTGATGATACATTCAACAAGGAAGACATAGCAGCAGAGATAGGTGATGTGCTGTGGTATATTGCTGCACTGTGTCGTGACCTAGAGATAGACATGGCAGAGGTGGCATTGAATAACCTAGCTAAGTTAAAGAGTAGACAAGAACGAGGAAAGATAAGGGGGAGTGGAGATAACAGATGACTGACATGACACAGATACACTTAGGTATGACTATAATTCTTTGGATAGTTGTAATGATTATATGGACGAGGTATTACAAATGAGTAACTTACTACCAACAGACTACCAAAGTTTTATACACCAGTCACGCTACGCTAAGTACATAGATGGCAAAGGCCGTGAGTCATGGGC